AGAGTGTAAGTTTTATAAAGAGGGAGACTGGTATCAACAAGGGTGGTGGGATCAAGTCTGTAAGTCTACAGATGGCCGTATCCCTGTTTTAATTTTTAAATACAACCGCAAGCCTATTCGGGTATGCGTACCTTTGTATGCAATTAATTCTGAGTGGGAAAAAGATGACAACAAGGTAACAGTTATGCCAATCAAAGAATGGTTAGAAGTGTTAAGAAAAAACTGGGATCTTTATTTAATTAAGGACTAAGCTATGTTTGATAATCTTTGCGCTATATCAATATTTGCAGGCGATGTTCCAAGTAAGCTTGGACTAAGAATTCCAGAAGTTTGTGTTGCTATAGGCTCAACTTTTGGCAAGTCTAAGCTTGACGTTAACCGAGGCCTTTCAATTGTTTGAATTTCTTTGCTTACTTCTTCTGTTATATCTCCTAGATTAATATCTTCGATGGCATCGCTTGCAATGTTTTCTACTTCTTCTTGAACTTGTCCTCCTACGTCAATAACCTCTCTTGCTAATTGAGTTGATGGAAATAATCTTAAAGAATCTTTAAAAGCTTGCATGACAACATTCACACTTTCTTTATCAGATTTTGCCAATCTTCTAACAACTGACGGATTTCTTAATACAGAACCCATAACTCCTAATTGAACAAGAGTTGGCAACATTGCTATATTAAATGCGTTAACGGCAACTGCTCCAGCAATTAAAGTTCCAGCTCCTCCACCTTCAGCGGCGGTCATTACTCTTAAATCTCTAACTAAATTTCTTAAAGCTTGAGTTTGCTCTTGACCAAACATTTCTCTTAAAACATTGTCTCCTTTAGCATTTAATGCTCTTTCTAATGCAGAAGCATTAAAAACCTCATCTACTGTTTTTCCTGGTCCAACAGCAACATTCAATAAATCTCTCATGCTTTCTTGTTGTATTTTTCGAAAAGTATCTTTATCTACTACTTCTTTTATTTTAGTTATATTTCCAGATTGACCATTTCTAAATAAAGTAGAAACAATTTCATCTGGCTCGGCGGAAACAATTCTTTTTAAAAGTTTGTCTGTTTCAATAACGTGTTTTGCATTTTCTGCATCTACTAATTTTCTAACAACATTTGAAAAATCTTTTGTTTGTAATTTATCAACAATGTTAGCAAACTTTTTAGCATCTAATTTTGTGTTAATTTTTGCAAAATCACTCAACGCTACTTCTAAATTTGGGACATTGTCAAAAAGAACATTTTTAGTAGATCCTAGTTTGTCGTTAATAAATTTAGCAAAAGATACTGGATTGATAGCCCCAAAGTCATCTACAGAATTTGCAACAGCTTCGCGTAAAACATTTTTCTGAAGTTCTGCTTTTACTTCTGCTTTAGAAGAATTATCCAAAGCATTTAAAACTCTGTTTAATGCTGTAGGAAAATCTTTTTTTATTACGTGTTTGTAAATATCATCTACATCGTAAGAATTAATAGCAGCTTCTTTTCTAATTTTAGCTATTTCAACACTATTAAATGGTTTAATCGCATTTCTATAATCTGCATTATATTCTTTTATCATTCTTACAGCGCTAGACATATTTTCTGCCGCTTGTTCTTTTGCTAATTTTTGTTCTGCCTCTAGTTGGCCTTTACTTGGTCTTCCTCTAGCTCTAACAACGCCTTCTGGCTCAAGCTTGCCAGTTGCTTTTAAACCCAAAGATGCAAAGTCTCCACCTCTTTCTAAACGTGAGAATATATTGTTTATTTCTCTTTCTACTTTACCTAAAGCTAAGCCTAATTTTTCAGACTCTACCCCAGATGCTCTTTTAACAGCGAGAATAGAGCCTCTAATCTCATTTAAAGCTTCTATTGACATTCCTTGGTCTTTATAATTTTTTAATATTCTTTGTAATGCAGCAACTGGATTAGATGGAACTTGTTCTAAGGCAGATAAATTTTCTAAATATGGATTCCTTTTAATTAAATTTGCAACCTCTACTGATAATCTATCTAAAGAAATATTTATCTTCCCATTAATAGCATCTAAGTTATTAGCAGCCAAAAAATTATCAATATCTCTTGATCTTTGAACAAATGTGCCAACAGCAATTTCATTTCCAAATTCATCTTTTGTAATTCCAAATTGACTTTCATATATTTCTTTTAAATCATCTCTTATTTTTTGTCCTATCCCTATGCGATCAGGTTTTAAAGAAAAGGCGCCGTCGTCTATTTGCTCTATAGCATTTTTTACATACGCATCAACATCTTGATTGGTTTTAGCAGCCTTGTTAGACATTTCTTCAATCAATTCATTTACCTGCCCTTTAGTAAGTTGGCCAGTTTTGAATGCAGTTCCAACGGCTTGAAGGTCTAAAGTTTCATCTTGCAAATCTTCTAAAAATTTTTGCATTCTTTGATTTCCGTATTTAATCAATCTGTTATCTCTTTCTGTTCTTCCAAATACAGTTTCACTTGCTGCTTGTAATCTACCAGGAATAGCTCTTCCTAAAGCTCTTTGGGAAACCGCAGCCTCTTCACCAATAAATTTAATGGTTCCATCTGCTTGAGCTTTTTTAATATCTTTATATGTTGGCATTCTTCCTAAAGTATTTTTTAAAGCCTCTACTTCTGCGGGATCTGCTCCAGACGCAATAGCTCTTGCAATATCTATATCTCCTGGTATAGCTGGTTTTCTTCCCAACAAAGCGTGTAATGCCGCTCCTCCTCCCTCAAATAAACCTTGAGACAAACCGCCAATACCAGCCTCCATTAAAACATCGCCAGCTACCTCTCCAACTGACTCTCTTTGCAAGCCTTGAACAGTCTCAAAAATCTCTTCTCCTAATTGGCCTCCTCCTGTTCCAATTGCTGCAGCGGCAACTCTAGGAAGTCTTTGAGATTTAAAAAATGGTTGCATAAATTTCATCAACCTTCCATGCGGGGACAAAGCAACTAGAGCTCCAGCTAACGGTCCAACAGTTCCTCCAAAATCTGCAAAATCTGAAAATGAAAAACCTTCTTCATCAATAATAATATTTTTATCAGAAAGATTGTCTTTATCTAACATTCTTTTTGAAACTAGCCTTTGTTGGCCAATTGGAGTAATTGCTATGTTTCCTTTGGTGTCCCTTATAAAACCATTTGATCCAGCGTATCTTTGCAATACAGCTTCTTTTTCTTCTATGTTTTCAGCCATATCAAGCTGAGCTCGAAGAAATTTGTTTTGAATGCCAGTTTGATAATCAAAGTCTTCTTCTTCAATTATTTCAGCAACTCCTTCTTTAGCTATATAATTTTTTGCTTTTTGAATAGCTTCCTGCTCTTTGCCAGGAGGCCCTATAACTTCAATATATCTACCGTCTGGTAAATTAACTTTGTACGTTACCTCGTTTGCCATTTTATCTCATATTTAAAACAACTACAGGTCTATCTGCTGTTGCTTGAGTTGAAAGAATATCAAATTGAGAAGGTATAGCATAACCCGCGTTTTCAAAAGGAACTCTAGCGGCTAAATAATTTGCGTATGAATTTTGTTTTTTCTTCCTAGCTCGTCCTAATGCTAAATTTATTTTTTGAATTACAGTAGATTGATCTGCATTCCAATCAATAGCTCCTATTAAATTTCTAGCAACCTGTCTGTCTAAGTTAGATATAGTTCTTCCAGACTCACCTGTAAGTTCTTTAATATTACCGTTAATAATATCTTCAATAATATTTTTTGCTATTTCTCTTGTGGTTAGTTTAGGATCTGGTCCTGGTAAAAAGGCTGTAGTTTTTCTAGCGTATTCCTTAAACAAAGGAATTAACCCAGTTACATCTCCTGTCTCAACTAATTTAGCTGCCTCATTTAAGGCTACAATAACGCCATCTGAAGTATCATATTCAAAAGTTGCGTTTGATAAATCAGTTTCATATTCTGCTTGTTTTGTTTTAAAATCTTTTGTAGATTCAAGTCCTTTTTTTACTATTTCTTTTTGTATGTCTGCGTAAGATTCTACTCCAAGTTTTTCCATTTCAAATTCTCTTTCTACTAAAGCAGCTTCTTCAGCGGCTCTTTCTTGAGCTGCAGATGCTGATCCGACAGCAAATCCTTCTGCTAGATTTTCAGCTCCCGCTAATCCTGCGGATAGATTTCTAAGCAATCTTATAAAATTTTTATTTCCAGTAACTTTACTTTGCAAAGATGCTTTCTCAGTTGCTTCTTCTATAATTGCTTTATCAACTTCATCCGTATTTTCTGAAGTAGTTACTCCATCGCTCGAAACTTTTACACTTGGTTGCGTAGAAACATTTTTTAATATTTCTTCTGATGTGTTGCCTTTTGCATTTATATCAAAATTGTTAAGCATTTCAGCAATTTGATCTTGCGTTTGAGTAGGAACTTCTTTTTTAATTACAGCTTCAGTTCTTTCCTTAGTAATTTCATCTGGGGTAGTAACTGACGCATCCGCTAATTGAGAGCCTCCTACGTACATACCGCCTAAACCAGTAGCAGATAAGATGCCTTTTGATAGACCTGTTAAAGATCCTTTTGCAATCTCTGTTCCAGCAGGGCCAGCTATAAAATCTGCTGAGCCTTTTGGATTATAAAAAGCTTTGCCAAAAAAAGACCCTGTTCCTTGTATCGGTCTTTTTAAAGCAAGTATTCCAGCTGTTTGAATAGATTTATTGGTTAGTTGAAGAATGCCTCTTTCTTTTTCCATATTACGCAAAGCTTCTCTAGGACTTCTACCATACGCCATATCTATTGGAATAACTCTGTCTCCAGCTTGTCCGTAATATTGACCTGTTTTATCTTGAACAATATCAAATTGATCTGAAGATATTTGTGGTGTTACTGAATATAAAGAATCTCTTGTTGAAAATCTTGGAGGAGAAACATTTCTTCCCGCCTCTATAATTGGCAAGTTTGAATTTGCCACATCTCCAGCTGCAAACATTTTTCTTTGTAATACGTTCATTTAAGAATAAGTACCTGGGTTTGGCTGATATGGTTGAAAACCTGGATATGGATTTCCTTGACCATACGGATTAGCATACGGATTAGCTGGTGCTCCAGTATTTGGTCCTGCAGGATTTCCAGCTTGTCCTTGCGTGTTAGCTGTATTTGTTTGTTGTCCTTGTGGTTGATTATATAAGGTTGAATATGCTCCTAATGCTGTACTTAAACCATATTGCAAAGGATCTATAGGCAATCCATATTGCTTATTAATTTGAGTTTGCCCTGATTGATATTTTGGTGCAAATCCTTGTATGTAAGATGTTGCTTGAGTTGGAGCCATTCTTGTAGCTTGTTGCTGAGCATATTGTCTGTCTAGTTTTTGTTGCTCAATTCCTCTTTGAGTAGATCCTAGACCTTCTAACATGCTAATATCTGCGCCTCTTAGTCGTTGTTGCGTTGCGCCTAGATCTCCTAATTGAGAACCGTATCCTGCTAAGTTAGCACCTATTCCAGCAATCCCAGTACCTACGCCAGAGATGTCTCCAGCCAACTGTCTTGCCGCTGCTGATCTGCCTTGACCTAAACCAAGCAAATCTTGAGCATATTGTCTTTGAGCGTCAGATCCTTGCGCCCCAAACCCAGCCTCTAACTGAGCCCCTCTTTGAGCTGCTGATCTTCTATTTTCAAGTTCTTGCAATGCTCTTGATTGCGCCGTATCAAAGCCACCCGATCTAATTTTGCTTAATACGTCGCCTAGACCTCTGCCTAAAGATTCTTGTCTTTCTTGAGCTGTTAGCCTAGCCCTTGAGCCAAACGCTGATTCGCCACCTCGAGAAATATCGGATGCCCTTTGTTGGATGTCTTGCATTTCTCCAGCTTTTAGAACGTCTTGAATTGTTTGGTCAACAACCTGTTGCTCAAATGGATTGTAGAACTGGCCTGCCATTCTTGGATCGTAACCTTGTAAAGATTGGCCAAGAAGCTGTCTAGCTGATGGTCCGCCAAAACCTAAACTGCCAAAAAGACCGCCAAGCCCTGAACCTAATTGTTGTTCGGCTTGTCCAAAGTAAGGTTGTTGCATGCCATAAGCAGACCTATATCCGCCTAAAGATTCATCTAACAAACCTCTTTGTGTACCTAAGTCAGATATGCCTTGTTGTATTAAATTTTGTTGCCTATCTAGAAATGGCTGATAAGAACCAATACCAGTTTGAGCTAACTGTCTTGCTTGTTGCTCTTGCGCTGATAATCCCGCTGTTTCTTGTAAAATAGCTGGTTGATCTAAAAAAGCTTGTTGAGCTGCTCTTGTTGCTTGATTAATTAAGCCTGGCGTATCAGTAGAGCCAAAATATAATTCTCTTACAGCAGGATCAGATATAACTTCTGCTCTTCTAAGGTCTTGTAAAACAGGATTAAGTGGGGTTGCCATTATATTATATTGCCTCAAAAATATTCATTAACTCGCGCATATTTTTTACGCCTTCTTCGCGTGAAGCGTTACCACCTTTAATAAGCTCAATACCAGATTTGGTTTTATTAACGTCAAATGCTCCAGCTCCGCGTGTAGCTTTGGCAGTCATTACAAACTCACCGTCGCTTAACATCGCTGGTATATCATCTGAAGTTCCAGTTCCTGGTCCTTCTGATTCTCCACCTTCGCGCATATCAAGCTCACCAATCATTGTTGCTAAACCGCCTTGATTAAAATATTGTCTAGCCTCACCGCCAAAAGCAAAGTCTAAAGCTACAGGTGCAGGAGCTAAGCCGAAGTCTGCTCTGCTGCCGCCTGTTCCTAAGTTTTGAGCCATTTGGTATCTGCCTAGCTGATCCATTGTTACTTTGGGAGTTTCTGCTATACCGCCCATTCTTTCTTTGGCTGAATCATAAGCAGTTTTTCCCAGCAAACCTGCTAACGCGGCTGCCCCCATATTTCCTCCAAAAAGTCCACCTATACCACCACCGCCTTGACTTGGAGAGCCGCCAGTTAAAACATTTTGAGCTCCTCCAATTAAACCTCTTCCAGTTACTTTTCCAGAAGCTCTAGCATTTGCAACTAGCTGATTAAATGTTCCGTCTGCTTTTGCATTTCTGATTTGTTCTTCAGTATAGCCCGCAGACATAAGTTCTTGAGTTCTAGTTTGACCAGTATCTCCTGTCATAAATTTAGCAAAATCTTCAATTCTACCTATCCCAGATTGCCCAGCATTTCCTATTCCGCCTTTAAACAAACTACCTATTCCAGATTGAATTGCGCCTTTACCAAATGATAAAGCTTGTCCTAAAGTTCCGCCAGAACCTGCTGTAATTGCATTTCCGACTCCACCAAGACCTGGTATTTTAGCAGCTAAGCTACCAATACCGCTGGCTACGTTGCCTAAACCAACTTTTCCCAACAAAGATCCACCTACAGCGCCTAAAGCTTGGCCTACGCCAGGAATAAACATCGCTACAGGAGCAACTTTTTTAATTACTTTTTTAGCTTTTTTCCAAATTTTAGATAAAAAGCCAAACTCGGGTAGACCCGTTAAAGGGTTTAAATCCATGCTTCCATTTCCAACTAAGAATTGATTTGAATCAATCCCGTAATTCGAAATGGCTTTTTCGATTGCTACTTTTAAAAGGGGGTTATCGCGTAAGGCTTGGGCTGGGACGACCATTTCATCTGGGGCTACGTGAGCTAGATAAGTGTCTTCATTTCTGCCTAAAGCAGCGATTCCTTGGAGTTGTTCTTGTTGTCTGTTGTTCAGCATACCTTGTTCCATATGTTATATTATCATCTTACAAGGTTATTGTAATATCTCCGTTTGTTTTTACCGAAATACTACCCAGTAAACCTTGGGCTTCGTATCCTTGAGGATTGGGTTCATTCATCAAATCAATAAACTCAGTCCCGTTAAATACTTGCAACACTTGGGTTGTTGTATTAAAGATTAGCGTGCCAAGATTAAAATTTAACTTGTCACGTTGCGTAGTTGATAATTGCAAAGTATTATCAGGGTCTACTGCTCCTAAGTTTATCTCTAAAATTCTTATAAGTCTATTAAAAGTAGCGGAAGCAACGCTCTCTCCTTGCGCTTGCGGGAGCTGAGTTGGAAGTAGCTTGCTCATCTTCTTCCGTCAGTTCTTATATCTATTCTTGTTGCGCCCAGTCTCCAGCCTATTCCTAAATTACCGTTGTTTGCAGCATCATCATCTGACTCAAACCTCAAGACCATTTGCCTTGCTCGGCCTCTAACATATGCTTGCTGAGTGCTAGATTGTATGGCGCTAGTAGAATTGGTTGTTAAAGAATCTCCAGGAAAGTTTCTTGTTTTAACAACAATATTGACCGAACCATTTTCGCTGGTATCTTGAATAAACTTAAAGTCGGGAATAATTCTTCTGATAAAAGTAAACTGTTCGCCATCACCTATATCAAAGTCAGAGCTTTCAATAAACACATTTGTCATCGGCGAGCCATCATCGTCAAAGCCAATTTCTTGCTGATACAGATACCCGCTGCTTACAGCTCTAGGGTAGTTTTCTATACCAGCATCTAGCCAAGCTGTTCTGCTAAGTTGGCCATACACCCAAGTTTGTTCTGCATAATTGTAAATAACATACCTGTCTACTTCGTTGCTTGAAGCAGAGCAATAGAACCAACCCACCTCATTCTTATCAGCAATTGTAAAAGCGTTAATTTTAAAAGATTGCGTAAGGTTGATATCGTTAAATACGTAATTATGAACGCTGCAAGGCAGCGTTTGTACGCTACCGTTGTAAGCGTAAAAATTGTTGTAACCCATCCAGTAAACAGCAGAAGTAGATGTCGTTGCTGCTTTTGGCCCTACCAAGCCTGTTCCTTCATTAATTAAGTTAACTGAGAATGTAAAAGGCGGTCCAACAAACTGCATGCTGTATACAGCGGTATCAGTCCAAACCAATATTTCTTGCCTTGATTTAACAGCTCCAATAATTGAAGATCCAGAAGATAGCCTCAAAGAGCCAGCAGTATTTGTAATTTTTGGCTCAAAGTCTAAGTTATTTTCTTGGTCTGAGAAAGCAATTAACATAGGGTCAACAGTTCCTGTTCTAGCTGAACCTGCATCGTTGATTGGATCAGAGCCTAAAACAATTAAATGCCTGTCAATTTCTGAAGTAATAACTTGCAAGCCAACCGTAGGCACTAAATTAGCGCCAGCTATTCCAGACATATCAACAGCTCTAGTTCCAACGCCGTTGTTTTCAGTCCATTGATAGATACCGCCACCCCTAACATTCATAATTAAGTTTTCGCCAAAGTTATCATGGGTCCAAAGTCTTAGCTGATTATTTGGAGATAAAGCAGTTACTGATCCAAAAGCCCCTTCACCCCATCCGTTTAAACCCCAACCAGTTCCTGGAACGTAAACATCAAGCCCAACATTTATTTGATATACCCCTACTGTAGAGCTTCCACCATTACCGCTGTCTCCAGCCGCGGCCAATACTGGATCGCCGCTAGTATCTTTAGCCTCTATTGTATAAGAGTTAGCATTAACAATGGTTGCTATTTGATATTCTTGATTGAGCACCGTAGCAGTAATATTACCGCCAAGAGAGGCTGCGCCTGAGAAAGTTACAAAGTCATTTTTTACTGCGCCATGAGCTGTATCAGCAACAGTGATGGTTGCATCTCCAGTTCCAACTTTAGCAAAAGTTACATCTCCTGCGCTAGTAGTTAATCTTATTGGGGTAATATCATTAAAAGAAGATCCTTCTTCTATATAGTATTTAAAGGTTGTTCCTAAACCTAAGAATTTTGTTCCGCCTAGAGAAACCCAAGAATGCAGAGCCCTGCAAGTTCCTAAAAAAGTATTTAAATTGTTTTTTGCCCAACCCCCAAATTTTTCTGGTAAACCTTTTCTAAATCTTACAAGATTAATATCAAACCAACCGCCTTCATTACTATAATCAGTTCCTTCTCTGTTTACGCCTGGTTTAAATAATGTTTTTTGTAAAGCCATTCTATATATGTTCCCAGCTCTTACCCTCAAACATTAAAGCTTCTGCTTCTCTTCTTCTTGTAAGTCCAGCCAAAACTTTGCCGCTTGCTTTGTTCCATCTTTTCATTTGCGCAGGTACTTCATCGTATTTACCTTCGTTCAAAACTCTAAGCATAGAACTGCTTTTAAGATTATTTGGCCCTAAGTTGTATACCCAAGAAACTAAAGAATCAAATTGACATTGATTCATTGGCACTGTAACAAGGCTGTTAACATAATGCTCATACTCATCTTCTAGCTCGCGCCACAACATAAACTCTGCTTTTTCTTCAGTCCACTTATCATCTTCTTGCACATCTTTGGTATGTCCATAGCCTATAGTCCAAACCCCTGCTGCGCATTTGTAGGCTTCTAACTCGCAACCTTCAAATTTTTTTATAATATCAAATCCGTCATCTGAAATATTCATTATATTGCTACTACCCCTGTTAAAGAAGCTAATAATAAAGTTGCCATAAAACCAAAGGTTCCAAATACAGCCATTTTTAGCGTTCCGTTTAGATTGCTCATCTCTTGTTTTATTTCTGCTGTTTCTTTGAATATGGTCTTCCATCTTTCTTCACATTTTGCCTCGTGAGATTTTAGATCTGAATGCACATCTGATGCTGTTTTTCTACTAGTCATCTTTATCAGGTGTATTTGAAGCGCCAAAATAAAAAGATATAACCGCAGATGCTAATCCACCTAAATATCCTAAAACTAAATTAATAAGAGCTTCAGAGTTTTGTTCTGGCGGCTGTAAAGTTACTAAAAAAATATAACCCATAAACCCACCAACAACAGCTATACCCATAATTCTTGCAGTCCAGTCTTTGCTAAACTTGCCTCTAGCGTCTTGCTTATCTGCTACCTCTAACTTAAATACATCTACTTCAAGTTCTTTCATTTGTAACTCAAAACTTTGTTCAGCTTTTTTAAGCTCTAACATTTGCTCTGGAGTCGCTGCTTGTATTGCTTTATTAATAGACTTTGGATCTGATTGACAGCCAAGAACTCCAGCGATAACTGATGCTGCTTGACCGCCTAACGGGCCGCCTAACGCAGAACCAAGAGTAGGGGCCAAAGCTCCCACAACATTTTTAATTAAACCAAATTTCATAATTACCCCGCTAATGGATTTTTATCATTCATCTTTGTTTCTATCTTATCCACTTCTTTGTTTAAAGATTGAATGTCAGCTTTAATTGTAGCTATATCTGTTTTTATTTCAGTAACATCTGGAACAGAAATTCCATCTATTTGTTTTTCTAAAAACTGTACAGATGTTTCTATAGAAGCAAATCTTTCTTCAATAATTTTTTGTTTTTGCTCGGTATCACCTATGCCGCCTATTTGAGCTTCTAGGTTATCTAGCCTATTAACATACTGAGCGCCTTGATAACCAAAGCCAGCTAAAGTCGTAACTATGCCTGCAAGAGCTATTAGTTGAGTTGTTTTGTTTTCAAACCAATTCATTTCAGCCTCCTATAAATTTGGTTGCAATTTTCTTAAATCAGTTAAAGTTTTTATACTCTGTCCTGCTAGGCCATAAAATGCAGCAGTATTGTCTGATAGTGTGCTATTAGTATAAATGCTTTTTGGTTCATACCACAATTCTTTTTGAGGGATGTCTACAGCTCTATAAGTATTAAAACCTGGTAAAAAGCCCATAACAGCAATAATAGCGTTCTCTGAGCCGTACTCGCCAGTCTCTTCTTGTTTAGCTGCAACTTGTTCTTGAGCTGTCTGTAGGTTCTGAGCAATAATATTTTCTACGGTTGTTTCGCTTTCTGTATCACTACCAACAGATGCAATAGATGTATCCATTTGATCTTGCGTTGTTTCAACTGTTCCACGTGGAACAACTGTTTCTGTTGAAACTGTTTCTGTTTCTGCAGATGTTGAATTAAAAGATGAGCTAGATACAGACATGCTACTCATATCAAGCACTTGGTTAGTTTGGGCGGTAGATGAAGCAAACTGATCTGACATACTAGGCGAACTGCTAATACTAATACCAGTATTAGATGATGAGCTTACAGCATTACCAGCGGCTATAGAGTTACCTGTAGCGTGAACTGAGTTGCCAGAGTTAGTACCGCTAACACTTTGATTTGCAGTTGTTATGGTGGATGCAACCACTCTTAATGCTATATCTCTACTAATGGAGCTTTTACCTGTAGCCTCTTCCCTTTCTGCGGTTTGGAACTCTTCCTCAAAAACTTCTTCAAACTCTTCAACTACTTCTTCTCTTTCGATTCTTTCTTCTTCTATTTCCGCTTCAGCTATACGTTCTTCTATGGCTTCAAAGATTTCTTCTACAGCTTCCTCTTCAAATATCTCTTCTATGAATTCTTCTTCAGGATCATCAAGCTCTACAAATTCTTCTTCGTGTCGCTCTTCAAAGTTCTCATTGGTTTCTTCTTCAAGCCTTTCTTCTAGTTCTTCAATAGTTTCAAATTCAACAAATGTGCTTGGTTCACTAAAGTCTTCAACTAAAAAAATTTCTTGAAAGATGAACTCTTCTATTAATATATCGTCTTGATGAAAAGGTTCATCATGGCGTGGGCCAAAGTCATCTATAAAAGGCAAAGGTTCAAGCTCAAAAAATATTATCAGCTCTTCAGTATCTGGGCCGCCAAAAAAATCTTCAAAGTTATTGCCGTTAAATTCTTCAAACGGTGGGAACATATCATCTTCAAATGTTTCTGTAATAGTAAACTGTTCCTCAAAACCTTGGTTATCGTGATGATCGTCTGTAAATATACCTGTGGCAAATTGTTCTTGCTCATCTATAAAACCATAGTCAACCTGCTCATCATTAAAGAAAGCTACTGAATCTTCTTGTCTGTAACCTGCACAAAAAGGTGCATACTGTGGGTCGTTATCACATTCTTGTTGGTCAAAGGCCTGCCAATAATTAGGACACGATTCACTATAAAGACCAGTGATATTACATTGTTGAGTTAATAAAGCATCACCATAACCTGAACAACTAGAATCATTAAGAGGATCACTGCAATCAATACCGTTGCCACTACCTGCGCCATATAAAGATCCACCATTTTCTAGCGTGGTATTGATAGATGTTGCATTCCAATTTTTATTGACGCAAGAGGAGG